GACTTCCAGATTGTGTTCCCTACAGCTGACGCAAGCACCGCCATCATCCGTATCGCATAAGGGTTAGTCCCATGGCGAGCATCACTGGCTGGGGACGTGGCGAATGGGGCGAGGGCGCTTGGAACGAGGCGCTCCCTGTTCGTGTGGGCCACGAGGTCCTCGGCTGGGGTGAAGCGGGCTTTGGGGAGACGGCGTGGGGCGGCGAGCGTTCCACCCTGTCACCGATGCTGGGGCAGGTTGGCATTGCCGTTGTTCGTGAGAACATCGCGGTCAGTGTCACTGGTGTCGCGGCTACTGGCGCCGTCGGCGAGGTTGAGGCCAAGGGCAACAACTCCGCCATCGCGGTGGGCGTTTCCGGAACTGGCCAGGTTGGTCAGGTCACGCTCGTCACCGAGCAGACCGTCCCTGTCACAGGCTTGGTCGGCACGTCTGCTGTTGGCGATGTCACGGTCGTCGAGGGCAGCGGGATCAACGTCGATGTCACCGGTGTCGAAGCTACGGGCGCGGTCGGTACAGCTATCGGAGCGGGCAGCGCAGATGTCCCTGCAACGGGGATCGAGGCCACTGGCGGTGTTGGCACAGTCACGATTATTGAAGGCGCGGGGATCGATGTCAACGTCACGGCCCCTGCTCTGGTCGGCGGCGTAGGCACAGCGGCCGTTATCGGCGACTCGACCCTCACGCTTACAGGCGTTGCGGCTACCGCATCACCTGGCGAAGTGTCCATCACTACTTTCCAACGGATCCCGGTCCAAGTCCCCAATATGTTCGCGGCAGGACAGGTTGGCAGCGCCACAGTCAACGCCGCGGCTGTCGTTGTCGTCACGGGCATTGCCTCTAGCGCCTCTGTGGGTTCTGTGCTAGTTTATGGCAACATCGTCCCCGCACCGGGCACATCTTGGTCCGCCGTAACCCCCAGTCCGGGCAGCTCGTGGGCGGAAGAAGTTCCAGTTCCCGGGCAGACTTGGACAGAGATCGCAGCATAAAGGTATCACATGGCTACCTACACAACGAACGGTGGTATTACCAAGATCGCGACGGGTGACGAATCCGGTACGTGGGGCAATACGACCAACCTTAACCTCGACATAATCGACCGCCTGACCAACGGTGTCGGCGCGATCACGCTGTCGGGAACGACGCACACTCTGACGACTTCGGACGGCAGTCTTTCGGACGGCCAGTACCGTGTGCTTGTGTTGGGCGGTACGCCTTCAGGCGCAAACACGATTACTGTGGCCCCGAACGACGCGCAGAAGTTCTACATCGTCAAGAACAACTCCGGACAGTCCGCGATCTTCTCGCAAGGCTCGGGCGCCAACGTCACGGTAGCGGACGGCAACTCGGCCATTATTTACTGCGACGGCGCTGGAGCAGGGGCCGCGGTTGTAGACATTACGGCAACGATTCCCGCTGCGGGTGCACTCCTGGCGGCGAACAACCTTTCGGATGTTGCTGACGCAGGTACGTCGCGCACCAACTTGGGTCTGGCTATTGGCACGGATGTGCTGGCGTTTGACACGAATCTGCAAGCTTTCGTCACTGCGCTTACACTGCCGACCACTGATGGCACGGTTGGGCAAGCGCTTGTGACAGACGGATCGGGCACCATCAGCTTCGGTGACGCTGGCATTGGATTCGGGAAGGCCGTCGCGGCGGCCCTGATTTTTGGTTAAGGAGAAGCTAGGTGGCAAACCCGAACATTATTGACGTGACCACGATCCTCGGCAAGTCCGCCGTGGTCGACCTCACGACGACCGCAGCAACTGCGGTGCTGAGCAACGCTGCGGCGAGTGGCAAGGTCTTCAAGGTCAACTCGCTGGTGGTCTCAAACGTGGACGGCACAAACGCTGCTGACATCACGATTGCGCTGTACAGCGAGGACGACATTGGCGGTACGGCGACTCAGATCGTCAGCACGGTGAGCGTCCCTGCGGATGCCTCTCTGATCGTGATCGACAAGAACACCTCGCTCTACCTTGAGGAAGACCGGTCGATTGGTGCGACGGCTGGCTCCGCGAACGACCTGAAGGTCGTAGTGAGCTATGAGGACATATCTTAAAAATGCTTATGCAGCTCCCAGAAAAAGCTGCCTGCGTTTACTCCGTTACCAATAAGGTTGACGGAAAGATGTACGTTGGAGTGACGATTGATCCGGAGCTCCGGAAGCGCAGTCACTTTAAGCAGAACATTAGAACCCGGTCTATGCTGAAAAACGCAATCGCCAAGCACGGCGAAGAAAACTTTGTGTTTGAAATCCTTTGCGTGGGAGCAAAGGACTACTGCTACTTGGTCGAGTCACGTTTTATCTCTGCGTACAACACCCAGACCCCCCACGGATATAACATCTGTTCCGGCGGCAGGGGCTCTAAGGGTTTGACGGGAGAGCACAACGGGATGTACGGCCGCACGGGGGAGCAACACCCCAACTTTGGCAAGCCCGGCTATCGGCGGGGAGTGCCTCATACGGAAGAAACCAAAGAAAAGATGCGGAAAGCGCATCTTGGCAAGGTTCGGTCCGAAGAAACGCGCAAGAAGATTAGTGAGAACGCCAAAAAGCGGACTGGGCACATGGAAAAGATGTGGGAAGCTTCAAGGTTGTATCGCGAGCGCAAGAAGATTTTGGCTGCGCAACAAACTCAGGTTGAGGAGTAAGCTATGCCTCGTGGACAAGGCGGCACGTTAAGCGGCTTCACGCCTCTCAGCACACCGAACGCACCTACCGACTTGAGCGTGAGCACGAGCATCGGCTCCGCTTCTGTTTCGTTTACCGCGCCCAGCGACACTGGGGACGCGGCGGTGACGTCGTACATCGTGACCGCGATTGACGAGAGCACGGGCGCTTCGACGGGCGCTACCGGGTCTTCTTCCCCGATCAGTATCTCCCCCGGTGGCGGCACGTTCAAGATTCGCGCGCAGGCGGTCAACGGCTTTGGGCCGGGACGGCTTACGGAGTTTGTGCCGGGGCAGGCTATTTTGTCTGGTGCTGAATTGTATGCTTGGGGCTTCAACAGCAGTGGCCAAGTTGGAGACAGCACCACTGTTAACAAGTCCAGCCCTGTGCCGATTGGTGCGCTTACTACTTGGTCGCATGTAGCTACATGGAACACTTCCGCTGGCATAAAAACGGACGGAACGTTGTGGGTTTGGGGCAGCAATAGCAGTGGACAGCTTGGTGACAACACCACTGCCAGCAAGTCGAGTCCTGTCCAAATCGGCGCTTTGACGACGTGGGGTCAGGTAGAATTTGGAGGCGGGCATACTATTGCGCTTGAAACGACGGGGGAGTTGTACGCATGGGGCCTTAATGGAAACGGTCAACTCGGCGACAGCACTGTTGTCTCTAAATCCAGCCCCATACAAGTAGGTGCACTTACAACGTGGAGTCAAGTAGCGGCGGGCTCCGTCCACTCTGCGGCCCTAAAAACTGACGGCACTCTTTGGGCTTGGGGCAGTAACAGTAGTGGACAGCTTGGGAACGGCACTGTTGTCTCTAGATCTAGCCCTATTCAAGTTGGAGCATTTACAAACTGGTCGCAAGTGTCCACGGGTTCTGACAACATCGTCGCAGTGAAAACTGACGGCGCCCTTTGGGCTTGGGGTAGAAATTTAGCGGGGGAACTTGGTGACGGCACCGCGATTAACAGGTCAAGCCCTGTTCAGATTGGGGCTTTGACGACGTGGAGTCAGGTAGAAGCTGGCTCTAATCATACGGTTGCCGTTAAAACAGATGGGACGCTATGGGCGTGGGGGACAAATGGCAACGGTAGGTTGGGGGATAACACAATTGTCAGCAAGTCCAGTCCTGTTCAAATTGGCGCACTAACAACTTGGCTTCGTGTGTCTGGGGGCGGTTCACTAACAGGCGCACTAAAGACTGATGGTACGCTGTGGTTTTGGGGTGGGAATAACTACGGACAACTTGGCGATGGCACTGTCGTTAGCAGGTCTAGCCCTATACAGATCGGCGCCTCAACTAGCTGGTATCAAGTTTTTGCAGGAGCAAACTCTACCACCGCCCTCCAAGGAGTCATATAAATGCCCAACTTCTCGGGAATCTGGAACCTAAAAGAGCAGGTGCAGGCCGTCGCTGCGGGGCGGTGGACGGGGTTGCCTGCGTTTGAGTTGTATGCATGGGGCGACAACGTCCAA